TACACGCCAGAGGTATTGTCTCTCTTTGAACGTGTGTCACCACTTACTCAGGTGGCAACAATTACTTCTGAAATCTAAGTTGGTGTGTCTTACCTTCATGAGTGAAGGTGATGAGACTGTGTGAATACACGGTCTGCCGTGTCTCGTTGTATCGTGTTTCCCACTGACAACGACGCTGAGTGCCACCAGTTGCTTTGCTTTGACTGTGACCAAGCATGGCACCGATGACTGCACCTGCTGCACCACCGTTCTGCTCACCCTTGATGTTGTTGCCAAGCAGACCACCTAGCAATGCACCTTTGATCATGTCGCCTGACTTATCGCCAGACACCTGCTCTTCGTAGCAGACTTCGATCTGGTACGGTTGACGGGATAAGACAGTCTTGTCCACGTCCTCGACCATTAAGTTATTTGTCTGTGCCTTTACTGGCATCAGCATCAGGTACATCATCGTGAGCAACAGTGTCCCAATCAATACCATCTTCATCTTCTTCGTTCTCCTCGTCCATGAAATCGAGCATGTCCTTAATGCCTGTCGCTTCCATCACGACACTCAATGGCAATCCAGTTGCCTCGACCGTTCTTCTTAAATCTTCGTCATTACGTTCGAACTCCATGTTCACGAGTTCGCACACTTGGTCGTAGGTCATGTCGCTTTTCTCCTTCAATTTACGGTCACCTCGTCATCATCATCACGGTCAAAAAATCCCAGCGTTGCGAGACGGTCAGCATGGACTGCTATCTTGTCCATCTCTGCTTGCACTGCTTCCATGATGTCTGAGTGTTCACCTATCCCGGCAGGGTTGCTGAGATAGATTTCAATGTTGGTCTTATGCAATTCGATATTACCGATTGCATGGGTCTTTAATGCGTTGAGCATTGCTTCCTTCATGCGCACTCCTTCTGACCCGTCTGTGGATCAATAAAACATGCCTCTGCTTTTAGTTCTTCGTTATCTTGTTTGACTTCATTCAGGATGCCGTAGCGTTTGCCTGATGCACGGAACGTAGTTATGCCAGAGCATCCCCCTCGCCATGCTTTGACGTACAATTCTTTGAAGTCGTCGTAGAGGACATCATCGCCCACATTGCATGTCTTCGAGACAGCACTATCCACATAACGAGATGCCAAGACCAACACGTCTACATGTTCATCTGCCGTGATCTCGTTGGCAGTCCGTCCTGCGACACCCTGCCGATATGCGTAGTCTTCAACTCGCTCAATCTGGTGACCATCGAACTGTTGCACCGTTCTGTCGTAGAAGTGACTGCATGGTGGTTCGATGCCTGAACTCACGTTGTCTGCCGTAAGACTAATCGTCCCTGTTGGCGCAATTGAGGTCAGGTGAGAGTTGCGGATGCCATGCTCTGCGATTAGGTCACGGACCTTCTTTGGTAGTGTCTTGATAAACCGTCCAGCAAGGTACTTTTCAGCGTTATAGAGCGGGAATGAACCCTTCTCTTTAGCGAGGAGTGCGGAGACTGTGTAAGTCTCGTCACGAAGCATTTTAAGGGCATCTTCTGCCCACGACATGAACTCAGGTGTAGCATACGGCAGACGCAGTAATTCACCTGCGTTTGCTAAACCAGTGACACCTAGTCCCATGCGTCGCTTGTTCTTTGCTTCCTTCTCTTGCTCTGGCAGTGGGTAGATCGTTCTGTCGATCACATTGTCCATTGCACGGACGACTGTATGGATGTCTTTCTTGTATTGATCCCAGTCGAACTTATCACCGTCCACGTACTTCACGAGGTTAAATGACCCCAACAGACAAGCACCGTATGATGGCAGTGGTTGCTCACCGCACGGATTAGTTGCCTCAATGGTCTCGATGTACCAGAGGTTGTTCTTGTTGTTGATTTGGTCGATGAACAGGACACCGGGTTCCGCCCAGTCCCATGTAGACCGCATAATCATGTCCCATAAAGCAATCGGGTCAACTTCCTTGTATACCTTACCCTCGAACACGAGTGGAAATGGTTTGCCCTCTGCCAAGTGATTCATGAATTTGTCAGTCACACCTACAGAGATGTTGAACCCTGTGAGTGTCGTGCTGTCATGCTTCGCTGTAATGAATTGTTCGATGTCGGGGTGGTCAATTCTAAGTACCCCCATCTGTGCCCCACGTCTCGCACCGCTGGATGCGATGGTCTGACATACAGCATCGAAGATACCCATGAAAGACACTGGTCCACTGCCACGACTTTCAAGAGACCGGATCAAATCCCCACGTGGTCTCAAGCGAGAGAAGTCGTAACCTATGCCACCACCTCTGCGCATCGTCTCTGCCGCTTCAGTTGCCTTTTCCATGATGCTGGACATGCTGTCCTCGACAGGACCAGACACGAAGCAGTTGTATGCTGTAGTTTGACGTGCCGCCCCCATTGCGTTCTGCACACGACCAGCAGGTAAGAAACGCATGTGTCTCAATGCGTCCTTAAACTCTTCGAAGTGATCTGGACTGTCTTTCAGTGCGTCTGCAATGCGCACCACTTTGCTGTAGAAGTCTTCGCCAGTTTGACGGTATTTCTGTTGATCGATTTCCTCTGAAAGTGGCATCGACGGACCATAGTGACGGTTTGGTATCATTTTCGACCTCGTTTTGTGGGGGACTGATGTTCTGCTTTTGTTCTCATTGTGTCAATCAGTTTATTCAGATACCAACGAGACTTTTCGAGGTCGTCGATACCGCCTTTGTGATCTGCTCTCCAATTGTACTTGAGGATGTTTCCACGGCAGTACGCTAGGAACCCTTCGGTCCCTAACGCCGCATGGATTGCATCAATGCACTCTATGTCGCCCTGGTTGTAATGTGGTGGGTTGTTTACGTTGTCTGGTTGCTGTTCTGTCTCTCGCAACCTTCGCTTCATGAAGTTTTCGTATCCTTCATGCTTTACTGTTGGTTCATTCATTGGGATGCCGAAGGTGGTGCCCATAATTTTACCTCTTTCTTTTCATCATCCCAGTCGTCCCAATGCAGTATTCGAGCAAGACGTGCTTGTTGAATGGCGTCGTCTCTCGTCATACCTGCTTTGACATATTCTCGTTGGACAACACCCCAGTCTGGTCTGCTCCCAAGCAGTCGTTCTGCCGCTTTGGGACCAACACCGGGAATACCTGCATAACCGTCTGTTGCATCTCCGATTAGACATTGGGTAAGGAAGAAGCGTTTTGCTTGCTCCTCGCTTATGTCCATCTTCTCGTCGAGTGTGGGACGGTACAGTTTGCCGGGAATTGTTTTCAAATCTTTGTCGTCGGACACCACTACGCACTTACCCTTGTTCTCAGGTTTAGTTGCGAGGATGCCCATGACATCATCCGCTTCGAGTGTAGGAAACCTGTATGTCTTGTAGTTTTCCTCGACCCAATTCGACATAGCGACATACCCACATGGTTTGCGGGTGCCCTTACGTTGCGATTTGTATCGAGGGTCTACAACCTTACGGAAGTTGTTGCCGTGGTCACTGAGACAATGGATGTGCTCTGTAATGCCTGTTGCTTCTGCAATTTCATCGCACTGCTTTTGAAACAGTGCCTTTGCGTCTTTCAAGTCGCACCACAGAGACCAAATGTCATCACCCCAGTCTACTGCCTTTTCGACGGTCGTGGTCGCCTTGTACAGCAGAATGTCTGTATCAATCGCGCAAAACATCTTCGACCTCATCTAAGTATTCGAGACCAGCAGATGTGACCATCCAAGTATTGGTGAATTTAGTATCACTTAGTCTTGTAGTTATTAGTCCCTCACATGCCGCCAATGCGACGTGAGTTGCCCAAGTCCGAGCAAAGTCGGACTTAGTTGTGTATGGTTTTGCTTTGGCAGATTGAACTACCGCAAACACAGCGGCGATATGGTCTGCTTCCTCATCAGTGAGTGTCTGCCCATGTTCGTCCGACGCTGTATTCTGCTCCGATAGGGACACTGAAATCGAAAGTTCGTCCCGCTTCTGCCGCCATTCTTCTAGTGAGTGTACCGACATGATCTGCCACTCCTTCTTGTTGTTTTACTGAAATTTGAATTTCGTCATGGACGAACGCGACAATAGTTGCCGGGATGTCCTGACGTTTGATCTCTTGATCAATTGAGTGAACCCATTGCTTGGCAAGTATTGCCGCACATGATTGGAGCAAGACATTTAGTGCACCGTGCTCACTGCGCACGTACAGTTGCCGACCATCGAGACCGATGAGGTATCCACGGTTGCTTGCAACTGATTTGACTTGCCGTAGCAGGTCAGCAAAGGCAGGGTTTGCTTTGTAGAAACGATCACGAATGATCCGTCCCTCTGCCGCACCCTTCCCGGCGATTTCACCTAGTCGCTGGTTGCCACCACCGTAGATCATGCAATAGATTGCAGTCTTCGCTTGATTACGATCAGTCAGACCCATGCTGTGCATGTTTGCTGTATGGATGTCCCCGGAAGTTACTTCGCGTGCAAACTCACCACCGTCTTGAAGGTAGTGAGCAAGACAGCGAAGTTCGATTGAAGACAAGTCAGCACCAACAAGTGCGTGACCATTCGGCACCGTAAACAGTTCCCTGCACTCTTTACCAAAGGCGGCACGGACTGCTGGGACTTGCTGTAGATTGGGACCGAAACTCGATGCCCGACCTGTAACAGTGCCAAGTGGGTTGATGGTGTGTCGTAATTTACCATCAGTATTGACCAACTGCATCCATGCGTTCTTACCTTCAGCAAGCATCCCCAAGCGTTTCTGAAGCATGAATGAACGTGCTAGTTTCTGTGCTTCTGGGAATGGCAGTGTTGCCAGTGTTGTCTCATCAATCTTTGCGTTACCTGAATCAGTAAACACCTTTGGTTTCCAATTGTATTTCTGACGCAAGCAATACTCGATGTGACGACGTGAGTTTGGGTTAAACTTGATCTCACGTTGTTTGATGAAGGGTTCACCTGCGATGTATCCAAGTCGTTTGTTATCACGCTTGGGAATGAACTCTTCCTCGACAAACCACGGTGGAAATAGATCGCTTAGTTCTTCTTCAATTGACGACTTTTCCAATGCGAGTTGCGCATAGAGTTCACCAGATTTCGGTACATCAAATGTCCATCCAGCGTTACCGATACGGTGACAAAGTTCAGCAAGTCTATGCTCGAACCTGATCGACCGTTGCGACCACTTCTCCGGTGCTAAATGCTTCCAGAGACGGTGGGTGACCTTAACATCCAAGACGCAGTAATCCTGCATCTCTTGCGACCAATTTTTCCAGTCTGTCTTTTCACCAAAGTCGCCCTTCAGCAGACCAAGACGGTGACCCCATGCTTTAAGTCCGTGTGAACCCATTAAGCGTTTTGGGAACCGTGTGTCCGGGTCTTTCCAAACGTCTTTGATGTCTCGTTCCAGAAGGTCAGCACGGATCAACCGTGACAAGACTAATGTGTCAGTCAGTGTCAGATTGTCCGTACTGAAGTCTGGGTGCAGTTTCTGGATTGCTGGTACGTCGAACGTGATCCCATTGTGGAAGATCAGTTCGTCAGCAGACTGCAATAGTGCAACACCGCCATCAATCTCTTCTGGTCCGAAGACCCAAGTGCGAGATGGATTGTCAGCGTCCATTGCCGCAATGCAGTGTATTTTGGTCAGTTTGTGTAGGAAGTTATCAGTCTCAATATCGGCGACTAATCTCACCGATAATCGCCAGACCCACTTAGCGTCTGACGGTCCTTTCTGTCTTGTAACTTAGCGATGTTCATGTCAGCGATTGTGCTGAGTGAATACCCCAAGTCACTCGCCATGACTGCGAGATAGAACAAGCAATCTCCGAGTTCCAATGCGATTGCTTCGCGTTTGTCTGGTTCGATTTCTAATGCACTGAAGTCCTCACTCAGTGGCATCTCATCGTCACGCAGTAGTTTCTTGATCTTATCGGCAACCTCACCTGCCTCACTGGTAAGACCCAGTGCTGGGTAAATCATTGTGCCGGGGTAAAAACAAAACTCGTCTGCTTGTTCTTGGTAGGCATCAAAGTCATCGTGTTCTAGATGAAATTCTTCATCATCCATGTAATCAAACAAATCACGCATGTTCTGTGCACCTCACTGGACGTAGTGTGAAAAATCCTTCGAACTCTGGATGGTCCTTAGTGAACAACCGTGCGTAGTACGCATGGTAGGCATCTTGCAGACCCTTGAACGAGTGGTGCCAACGCACGTGATTGAAGATCAGTTTCATCGAGTAGTTCGAGAAACCTGCGTTCATTGCATCCTGAACGTAGTCTTTGATGACTTCGTAAACTTCAGGATTTGCCTTGTGAAACTCACGGAACCTTGCGTCCCATTTGTTCACGGGTGGTGTGTTGTCGATGTAGTTAGTCTCAGAAAGTGGAAGTGACATTTGATTCATTGTCTTCTTTTTCTCCTTGTTCCAATAAATGGGACAAACTCTCTTCGAGTAGTCGTCCTGTCTCTCTGTTGAAAACGAGTGTTCCCGCATCCCCGGTTTGCCCGGTGAAACGGTTCTTCAACACACGTATATGTCTGATGTCGCTGTCTGGATCGTCGATATCGACTTCCATTGCGATACAGGCATCGCTTAGTTGTGCAATCGAGTGACTGCCACGTGCTTGTGACAGACGCACAGATGCACCTGCTTCATGCCCACGATCTCCGTCTGGACGACGAAGGTGTGAGACCATGAATAGAGTGAAGTTAAGTTCCTGCACCAGTGTTCTGAATTTGGTACAGGCATAGTCAATCATCCTACGTTCATCGCCCTCTGACGCTGACACCAAGATACTGATGTGATCCAAGACGATCACGTCACACCCAAGTGCCGACACCATGTAGCGTATGCGTGAACAGATGTGGTCGATGTCGTTCGAACCAAATCCGTCATAGAGATGTAGCGGTGGTCGCTCATCACTGGTCATGTTGTCGAAACCAGCAAGCACCTCATCGTCAGTCGCTTGTGACCGATCAATGGTGATGTTCTTGCTGAGTTCGATACCAACGAGACCGAGCATGGTTCGCTTGGTGCTCTCTTCAAGCATCAGCATCCCTAGTCTCTGACCGCTGGTGTGCATGTGATGTGCGATTTCCCGCACGAACGTAGTTTTCCCGACCCCGCTTCCCGCGAGTATTGTGACCATTTCCTGCTTTCGGATGCCCTTCAAGATGTCGTTAAGCATCGAGTACGGGTAACTGATGGATGATGCCGCTTCATCCACACAAATCACGTCACGAAGGTCGGTAGCGGCAACAATGCCATCTGGACGATAAGATTTCGCCTGATGGATTGCCTCTATTATTGCCCCAGACTTACCTGCAAGCAGGCACTCATTGGGGTCTTTCAATGGAAGTTTGGCGATCTTTGCTTTGCCGACTGGCAGGATCTCAGCGACCTCTTGTGCCGCTTTTTGACCTGCGTCATCCATGTCAAACATCAGTACGATCTCGTCGAAACCCTCAAGGTATTCCCAGTTGTTCTGAATTGCCTTGACTGCTGATGGTGCACCACTGGGAAGACCCACTGTTGCCCATTTGTGGTTTTGAATTTGACTGACGGAAATCGTATCAACTTCGCCCTCACAAATTGTCAGTTTGCGTCCTTTGGACCACAAGTGTGACCCGAACAACGTCATGTTCTTTCCATCACCGACAATCTGGAATTGTTTGTTCGCATTACGCAGTTTCTGCGCAACTGGTTTGCCGTTCTTGTCCCTGTAGACTGCTATCTGCACTGGTTGCCCATTGTGCACACCAGTCATGTACCCGAACTTCTGACAACTCTCTTCCGTCAACCTTCTAGCGGATATCGCTTTAATCTCGCCCGTGAGTAGCGTTTTTTGTTGGGAAGTATCTGTTGCCTGAAGTTGGGATGCTGGAGACGTACTGCCGCTGGGTTCTTCACCTTCTTCTTCTGGCGGCGAATACGTCTCGCAACTGAAACAGAACGCATGACCATCATCGTACCTCGCATTTGCATCTGAACTGCCGCAATTCTCACAGCGTTCATGCCTTACGAAGTTCGCTTGAGTGTCAGGGACTGTCATTGTTGTTTGCTTCCTTCCTGTAACCATTCCGGTGGGATTGTCTTATTGGCATAGCGGAACCCAAACTTGTCGCACCATTGTGCGTAGGTCGTTGGTGACCCTTTATAAAGTTTGGCGTTTGCGTTACTGAAGACGAACCTGATATCGAGGTTTGGGTGCTGTTCCCGTATCAGCAGATGCTTGTGTCGGTCATCGACCGTCCATCTGCCTTTGCCCTCGATATAAAATTCACCGTTTGATGTGTTGATCCGAAAGTCAGGGGTGTAGGTGCTCTGTCGTTCTGGCACTGTGTAAGTGATCTTGTCGGTCTCATAATTCACGTCGAGACCCGCATCACTTATCTGCTCTGACAGTTTGTCTTCTAACCCTGACCTATATCCGTTGATGATTGCTCTTCGTCTGGTTCGCCTAGAAATTGTACGAGGCATCCCCGTTGCCGCCATCACTGGAGTTATCGTTGGCAGAGATGAAACCATCACCTTCGTTGCCAAATCCCATGTCACCATCGCCACGCTTTGCGAG